GCTGACGACGTGTGAATTTTGGTATTTGCCATGCGCGCACTGCGGCACGATGCAAATTCTCGAATGGGACCGCGTGCGTTTCGAAGATTTGACGCATCGTTGCGTTCAGTGTCAGGAATATTCTGAAAAATATTTGTGGTTGGCAGGCGACGGCGCGTGGCGCGCACATCGACCGTTCGACGAACGCGGCAACAAAGTGAAGGCGCGCGGTTTCTACTTGGGCGGCCTCTACTCGCCATGGGTTGAATGGGACACATTGCGCGACGAGTTCGTGCGCGCAGTTCGCGCGAATGAGGAAGGCGACGTTGAGTTGCTCAAGGCATTTCGCAACACGCGACTCGGTCTTTTGCATCAAGACGAAGGCAACAAGGTCAAGATCGACCTCTACCGCAGGCGCGAAGTGTTCGAGTCAGAGGTTCCAGACGGCGTGTTCGTGATCACTGCGGGCGTCGACGTGCAGGACGCGTCGTTGTTTGCAGACATCGTCGGCTGGGGCCGCGGGCGCGAGAACTGGCATCTCGACTACCTCGCAATCCCCGGTGATCCGCGCACGAAAGAACCGTGGGAAGCCCTCGACGAGGCGCTATATCGTCGCGTGTTCATCACGAAAGACGGCAAGAAAATGCGTGTGCGCCGAATCTGCGTCGACTCGTCGTTCGCGTCAGACTACGTCTACGCCTACACGAAGCCGCGGCAACCGCGTTGCATCGCGATCAAAGGCATCGGTGGTCTCGGCAAGCCGCCCATCTCGTCACTGACGTTCTCGAAATCGAACCGTTGCATGATCGCGAGTCTCGGCGTCGACACGTTGAAAGAGGAGATCATGAATCGACTGAACGTCACGGCTGTCGGTGCGGGATTCTGTCACTTCCCGCGTTCAGACGTGTTCGACGTGAAAATGCAGGCGCACGAACCCGTCAACGGCTACGACGTGACCTATTTCGAGGGCTTGCACGCAGAACAACGCGTCGTGAAATCGAAGTTCGGATTCAAAACCTACGTCTGGATGAAACGTCTTTCGCAGAGAAACGAGTCGTGGGATTGCTTCGTCTACGCACTGGCAGCACTGCAACTGCCGCACAGTGGCATCAAACTTGAGACAATGAGACGCGACACGACGACGATCAGTGACGAGGAGGCAAAGACGACGCACGTCTCAAGTTTTGGCGCGCAGCAAATGCAGACGCCAATGACTGAGACGCAGCCTGCGCGACAGAAAGGTCAACCGCCGGTCAAATTCGGTGCAGTGAATCGCCCGATCTATTGAGCGCCTGACGATCTGCCCACTCGCACAACACGTTCGCCGCGATGCGCGTGCGGTAAACGTCAGTTTCATTCTCAGCGCGCATGAGTTCGTCGAGGACTTTCGCAGGCAACATCGTCTGCAAATGATAGCTGCCAAGACGCGGACGGCCACGAACCTGAATTGTCGGCTTCGGCTTTGGCACCGTGTAGTGTCTCACACGGAATGCCAGTAAATCAGAGATGCGACAGTCGCGCAAGACATTTTCTGACGATTTAATCATGTTTTGACTGAGGCCACTTGACCCCGCGCGCGAGTGTTCTCAATGATGCGTGCTGAATGCCACCTGTCGCCGTAGAGATTGATCCTGCGAAGAAAACAGTCGCCGTCTTTGATCTCACGGGACCAGCACCTGAGCCGTTTGCGACGTGGTGCGACTGGGCAAAAGACGGTTTGCTCAATGCCTTGAACGCGATGAAACAGGCCGGCAGCGGCGTGACTGAATATCACGTCGGCTCGCGTGGTTTGCATCGTTCAGGACCCGCCGATCAGATCAAGAACATAGACTATTGGAATCAAATGTGTCTCTTGTGCTGCGGCGAGGCGATCCTGCCGTCGTCACTGACCGGTCGCGACACGGCTTGCAGAATCATCGAAAGGGATTTGTGAACGCGACGCAACTCAACGGTCACAACGGTCACGCAAAATTGCCGCGAGGCGTTCTACTCGACGCAGACGGCAAGACCGTGTTGAACGCGACCGCGCAAGCGTTCGGCTTCCCTGCGTTCGGTGGTCTGATCAGAGGCGGCACCGGCTATGGGCAATATGGCGCAAATCTGACAAAGAACTCGATGCTCGGCTGGCTATGGCACGGCGGCGACGCAGACAAAGACATCGGAATGAACGTGCAGGTGTTGCGCGAACGATCGCGCGACGCGTTCATGGGGATTCCTCTTGCCAGTGCCGCAGTTGAAACACTCGACACGAACGTCGTCGGTGAAGGTCTGTTTCCTGCGCCGTCAGTCGACGGCGAGGTTCTCGGTCTCGACGAACAAGCGACGGCAGACTTGAATCGCGAACTCGCAGACAAATTCAACTGGTGGGCGCAGAACCCGCGCGAGTGCGACTGGGAAGCGAAGCACAGTTTCTACACTCTGCAACACGTCGCGTTCCAGTCGATGCTCTTGTCTGGCGACTGCCCTGTTCTGTTCCCGTTGAAGGCGCGACCGCAGTGTTTGTTCGAATTGAAACTGCGCGTGCTTGAGGCAGATCGCATCATGAATCCTGCCGTGTTGCCGTATGGCGTGAACGTTCTCGGCACGAGTGTCAACATCGTCAACCCGCAAGGCATCAACATTTTCTCAGGCGTCGAACTCGATGCCAACGGCGAACTTCTCGCATATCACATTTCGAAGACGCATCCACTCGCGCTCGGCGCGTCGCACTTTGGTTTGGTCGGTCAGACAGTGCGCGTTGAACCGTTCGGTGCGCAAAGTGGTCGTCGCAACATGATTCTCTTGATCAAGCCCGAGCGTCCAGAGCAACGCCGTGGCGTGCCGATTCTCGCAGTCTGTCTCGAACTCTTGAAGCAGCACGGTCGCTACATTGATTCGACTGTCGTCGCCGCAGTGATTCAAAGCTATTTCACTGCGTTCATCACGTCTGAGTTTCCGGATCCGAACATTTTCGGCGACCTACTGACCGAGGAACAGAAAGCCGAGATTTTCAACTTCAACCCTTACAACGTGCAACTGGGACCGGGGATTGTGAATTTCATGCGCCCCGGACATGCGGTGAACTTTTCGAACCCGACATCACCGCCGACGACGTTCGGCGATTTCACGATCTCAGTCGCGAAGTTCATCGGCGCGGCCGTTGGCGTGCCCTACGAGGTGTTGTTGAAACAGTTCAACGCGAGCTATTCGGCATCACGCGCGGCGTTGCTCGACTTTTGGAAACGCGTTCGAAAATATCGTGCGTTGATGATTGATCAGTTGTGCCAACCGGTTTACGAGGAATGGTTGAGTGACGCAATCGGTCTTGGGCGCATCGAACGTTTCACGGGCGATTTCAGTGATCCGTTGATTCGACAAGCGATGCTCGGTTGCGTGTGGACTGGCGCCAGTGCGGGCAGTCTCGACCCGCACAAAGAGGTCACCGCCGCAGATCAGAAAGTGAAATGCGGTTTCTCGACGGTCGAACGCGAGTCAGCCGAACTCAACGGCTCGAACTACCGCGACAACATTCGCCAGCAGTCGATTGAAGCCGCAGAGTTCGACGAGGCTGATCTGCTCTATCCGCCGTTCAGACCGACAGTCGTGCAGAGTGCGCCGATCATGCTCCCCGGAGTCGAAGCCGCACCGCAGAAAGCACCCGCACCGACACCGACGCAAAAGCCAGTTCAACCAACGCCGCCGCAAGCGCCGCCGCGATCACGCGCGAAACCGAAGGCACGCCGCAAGTCGCGTTTCGCAAATCAGGCGATCCTCGCAGGCGGCACAAGTGGGAGGTTCGAGAGATGAACAACAACGAGCCGCAGCCGTTCTACAGATTCCGCGCCGAAGCCGTCGATGAACCGGCGAATGCAGAGTTGTTGATCTTCGCACCGATTGGCGACTGGGAGGACATGGGCGAGGTTGGTGCGCGAGCGTTCGCGCGCGATCTCGCGAAACTGCCGACGAGCGTGAAACGTCTCGACATTCACATCAATTCTCCCGGAGGCTCAGTCAGTGAAGCGCAGGCGATCTACTCGCGACTCGCAGATCATCGCAGTGACAAACACGTCTACATTGACGGCCTCGCGGCGTCTGCGGCAACGATTGTCGCGATGGTCGGTCACAAAATCTACATTCGCGCGAACGCGAACATGATGATCCACTTGCCGTCGGCACTCGCGTTCGGCAACGCCGACGACATGCGCAAGGTGATCTCTGCACTCGACTCGATCACAGAGTCGATGATCAATGTCTACGCGAAGCGCACGGGTCTCGATCGCGACGAACTGCGCGATCTACTCGCAGCCGAGACGTGGCTATCGCCGCAACAAGCCGTCGACAAAGGTTTCGCCGACGAAATGCGCGGCGTCGTCAAGGCCGCGGCCATGATCGACGCAAAGACTGCGATGTTCAACGGCCTCACATTCGATCTTTCACGTTTCAAAAACATTCCGGCGTTCACCGCCGCAGAAAAAACAGAAGGAGAACCCAAAATGGCAGATCAACCAAAACCAACGCCCACGCCGACGCCGACGCCGGAACCTACGCCGACGCCCACGCCGACACCCGCACCAACACCAACGCCCGCACCGACGCCACCTGAGCCGTCACCAGCGGCAATCACGCCGCGTCAAGACGACGCCGCACATCGCGCGCAGCAAGTCGAACGCGAACGCGTCACTGCACTGCTCGCGCTCGATAGACCGGCGACGCACGACATCATCACAGCCGCGATCAAGGACGGCAAAACCGTCAGTGATGTCGTCGCGCAGTGCATGGAGGCCATGGACAAAGCCTCGAAACAGAACGCACGTCGAGTCGACGCGCATCAACTCGACAACATTCCGCCCGCCGACGGCGCGGACGATCGAAACGGTTTCGGCGCGCTGATCAAGACGAAAGTCCAAGCGCGCATGAAAAACAGAGGTCGCGCAGTTCTGCACGGCCAAAGTCGCAACTAAACAACCATCAATCGAAAGGAACCAACAAGCAATATGGCAATCAAAGATTCAGTCAGTTTCGCGAATCTGTCGTCGCACGACGACGATCCTGATTGGGTGACTCGACGCTACCCCGTCACAGGCGCAATCGCGATCACTGCGTTGTTCGTCGGCGCTTTGGTCAAGTTTGACGCAACGCGCGCGAACGTGCAGGGCGCAGTTGGTGCAGACGACGCAGTGCTGGAAGGCATCATCGTCGATCTGCCCGACAACACCGACGTGCCGATTGGCGCTGCGGTGAAGACAGTCGCAGTCGCACTCGCCGGCTCGTTCGACAAGAACCAAATCAAATACGCAGACGGCACGACTCCGATCACGGCGGCCGGTCTCGCACGTCTGCGCGACATGAACATCTTCCTCGACCCCGCAACACCGGCGGGAGCCTTCGCACCTTAAACCAGCCGACACACCGAAAGGAACCAAAACACCATGGCCAACATGAATCCAAACTACGAGCCGCGCACGCTGCTCGAAGCATTCGAACAGGGACCAATCGCTCACACGTTCCTGCGCGACACGTTTTTCAGTGAGCGCGAATTTCCGCCGACGAATCTCGTCGAGTTCGATTTTCGGCGTGGTCGCCGGAAGATGGCGCCTTTTGTCGCACCTCTCGTGGGCGGCAAAGTCATGGAGCGCCAAGGTTACGAGACGCGATTCTATCGAGCGCCGAGAATCGCACCGGTTCGCAATCTGCGAATGCCTGATCTCGAAGCACGGCTCCCCGGTGAGACGATCTACAACGCAGGCACGCAGGCAGATCGCGCTGCTGAACTGCTCGCAGACGACGCGATCTTTCTCGACGAGGCGATCACGCGTCGAGAGGAGTGGATGTGCCGTTCACTTTTGATCAACGGCAACATCAATGTCACAGCCGACAACGGCTACACGAACAACATCAACTACATGGAGTCGTCACAAGGCACGCCGAACAACCATTTCGTGCCAACGATCAAGTGGGACCAGACGAACAGTGACCCACTTGCTGATCTCGAAGCCGCGCGCCTCGCAGTGATTCGCGACAGTGGCATTTCGCCCAACGTCGCGCTGTTCGGTTCAACCGCGAAATCGGTGTTCATCAACAACGCGAACGTGTCGAAATTCCTCGACTCGATCCGATTCCAGATCGCTCACATCGAGCCAATCATTCAAGACGCCGCAGTCGTGCGTTTTGGTTACCAAGCCGGCCTCGAATATTACACTTATGCGGAATATTTCGAGGATGACGCAGGGACGCTCTACCCGATGTTGCCGCCTGAACTCGTGTTGCTCGCGTCGACGAACACGCCCAACAAGATCGTTTATGGCGCTTACACTCAACTCGAAGACATCGAGTCGAAGCGATTTGTCACCTACCAGACGAGCAGGATTCCCTACGTCTACGGTGACAAAGACGGCAGTCAACTCTACTACCGTCTCACGTCGTGCCCATTGCCAATGCCTGTCGACGTTCTCGGCTGGCGCATCGTAGAGGCGATCACGGGCGTTTCGTATCCGTTCCCGACTCCGGGTTCGATTCCCTACTTCAATCCGAACAAGCCTGAGGAGGGACCGGAAGAGGCGCAGCCGCAAGGCAAAGAGGGCGTCGATTTCTTCCCGAGCGCAGCCGCGCTTGAGAAAGAAAAAGGCGAAAAAGGTGAAGGCAACAACGCGTCACTCGACGAACATACCGTCGACGAACTGCGCGAGATCGCAGACAAAGAGGGCGTCGACCTGAGCGGCGCGACGCACAAAGCCGACATCATCAAGGCGATCAAGAAAGAGCGGAAAAACAAAAACAAATAGTCGAACCAAATCATGAGTCTGCGCAGTCAGTTCGCGCCTGATCTGGCGAACGTGTTCATCAACACGAGCGAGTTCGCCACTGAACGCGAGTTTCGCATCAACGACGGACAGGGCGGTTTCCGCGTGTTCATCGCGAAAGTCGTGTGGGACGAAGAACAGGCGAAGCAGAACCCACTCGTCAAGGTTCATGGAATGTATTTGGGCGACGTGATTTGTTTCATCGAACACAAAAACCTGCCTCGAATGCCTGTCGCTGGCGAGCTGATCTACTCGCCAGCGAACAAGCCGTGGGAAGTGATCGACTGCACCGACGAGGAGAGTTGCTACAAGCTCGCGTTGAGTGCGACACGATCGCACCCCGGAAAATACGGAAACAACTGACGATGCTCGCGATCTCGTTTGCGCAACAACTCAAACTCGACAAGGCGCTCGCCGGCATCAAGAACGGCGTGCCGAAGGCGCTCACACCTGCGATCAATCGCGCACTCGAAGCCGGTCGCACAGTCGTCAGACGGCAAATTCGCGAGGTCTACGAGATCAAACAGAAAGACATTCCGACGAACATTCGCAAAGCGAACTACTCGTCGTTGAAAGGTCAAATCGAGATCAGGGACGGGATGCTCGATCTCGCCAAGTTCAAAGTTCAGCCGAGCAGCGTGCAGAAACGCAAAAACAAGCGCACGATCAGAGCGACAGTCAAAAAAGGCGGCGGTGGTCTGATTCCGCACGCGTTCGTCGCGCAAATGCGCGGCTACAAGGGACCGTTCATGCGCTACAAAGGCGTCGGACGACTCCCGATTCATCGACTTCTCGCGATTGGCGCGCCCATCATGGCGAGCCAAGCGAACGTGGGGCCAGTCGCCAACAAAAAAATCGGGGACGTGTTGGCAAAACGCATTGATCACGAGATCAAACGCGTGTTAGCACAAGGAGGAAAACCAGCATGAACAGTCTACTCGTCATTTTCTATTGGGTTTTGTTGTTGCTCGTGTTCATCGGCGCAGTCGCACCGGCGACGTGGGAATGGGCGCCGCGCGCAAACATTTGGCTGACATTCATTTTGTTCATCATCATCGGCTTGAAACTGTTAAAACCGCAGTGGTAGACTCATGAGCGCACCTGAACCAGTCACACCGGCGTCGCGCGACTACGGTCGACGCGCGCAGAGTGTCTACGATCTCGAAGAAACGCTCGTCGCGTTCTTGAAACGCATCTTTTCGGCTTACCGCTACGACAATCCGACAGTGAATCTCGCGCAGGCAAGTGAACCCGCGCATCCAATCGAGATCGTGCGCGACCCTGATCAGCCGCCCGTCAGCTACGACTACACTGAACGCGCGCAAACGCTGTTTCTGAAGGTGCCGCCGCGCATCGAACGCGGTTCTGTCCCGAAGACAGTCACAGGCGAAATCGCAGTCGACAAATTGCCTGATCATCCGTCGATCACGGTGCAAGGAATCGCCGCCAAAGTGCAGACAATCGACTCGCACAACGAAAAGATCGTCACGGTGCGCATTTTCGTTCACACCTACGACGAAAGCCCTGAACTGACTGGCGACGAAGACGTGCAGAACATGCTCGAAGCAATCGAGATCGCGTTCGTGTCGTTCGGCTCGCAAGGCATCGACCAAGCCTATCCGATTCAACTACCGCTCGAATGGAAACTACTCGACGCAGACACGTTTCCGCATTTCATCGGCGAATTGACAGCGATGTTCATGTTGCCTGCCGGTCGACCAATGCCAGACAACAACGAGTCGATCATTCCCGCCGAGCATCCTGATTTCAGAATGCACGCGGGCGTGCCGACGAGTCTGTTTCCCGTGCCCGACGAACCCGTCACACCACCGACAGAACCACCCGTCGAACCGAAACCTGACGAGTTCATCGCGTTTTTCAGGGCGCAAGATGTGAACGTTCCGCAAAACAAGTTCACGCTCACTGCGCACGGTTTGAGTGACGACGACGCGATTCGATTCGCGATTGGTAGCCCCGGAAATGCGTTGCCTGCGCCGATTGTCGCAGACCGCTACTACTATGTCGTCAACGCGCAGACGAACCAGTTTCAAGTCGCATTCGTCGTCGGTGGAACGCCCGTGACGATCACGAACTCAGGCGTCGGCACCGACAATCAAATCTGGAGGAAACAGTTGTGAGAAAGATCACCGGCCAAGTCATTTACTTGGGACCGCAAATTCCATGGCTCGGCCTGAGCTATTCGAACATCTTTCGCGACGGCATTCACGAAAATCTCTATCCCGCGATCGCGCAGTGTCCCGCGCTCGGCGAAATGTTCGTG